TATGTCTAGTTGACGAGCTAATCCTTTTGTGCTTTGATAAATATCATCAATTTCTCCCTTACGATCAGCTGTTTTTTTCTTTGTGCCAAGTAAGTCAACATAGTCAATAATTACTAAATCTGGTTTTAACCCCATATCAGTTATTTTAGTAATATGAGATTCAATTGTTGACATAGTTGCGCGACCTGTTGGGAATTCTTTTATTATTAATTTACCCTCTATACTAGGCATTATCTCTTCTATTCTTTCTCTATTTTTTAATATTTTATCAACTGGTATCTTACTAAAGAAAGCATCATACCTTCTTCCAACATATTGTTCTCCTAACTCTAACGTATAATGAACAACATTATAACCCATTCTAACAGCATATCCTCCTAATGCTACTAATGACCATGATTTACCACCTCCAGGATTACCAAATATTAATCCAAAATCTCCATTACCTAATCCACCTTGTAATAATTCATTTATTCTTGTCCAAGGAGTTGGAATTGTAGTTCTAGCATCTTCTCTAAATCTAGATTCTAAATCTTTTAAATATTCATGTCCTACATTTTTATCATTACCGGCTTGTAAAGCACTTGATATTATAGTTTTAATTGAGTCAAAATCACCTGCTTTTAATAAATCTACAGAAGACATTAATGCTTTTTTAATTTGCTGATTTTTACAAAATCCAGTAAATTCTTCTTGTACATACTCTAAATCTTCTTCTGATGCTTGGTATGCTTCTCTTAACTGCTCTTTAACTGCTAATTGTAATACTTCATTATCTATTTTTTTAACTTCAACCTTTAAAATATCCATTGAAGGTGTAGTATGATATTTGTCATAATATCTTAATACCTCTTTAATAATCCATTTATGAGCTTGATTATCAAAATATTCATCACTTAGAATATCCTGAATATTAACCAAAAATTCCTTATGAGTTAATAAGGAAGATAGCACCTTTATTTGAAAGTGAGGGCCGTATTGGTTTAGGTTTTTTAACGTCATATAACTTATTTATTTATAACTAATTTTTCGAATAAATCTTTTACCCAAAATTCTACATTTCGTATCATACCACCTAATTTATCTTGATTATAGAATGCTACGAACTGCTCTGGAAGATAAGGAGGAATATCTGAACTGACAAGTTTATCTAAATATTCTTCTTCTTTCTTACTAATCATTGGATTATCTAAATCCATTATTTTGTAATTTTTTTCCATTTCATCCATATTTTGGAGAACACGAGCATAAACTACATGGTCTTTTAATTTAGATTCACATATAGTAAATATGTCTTCTAAATTCATATCACGTTCCATTAATTCCGGAAACTTTTTATATAATCCTTTTTCACCTAAACCTTTAATACCTTTAATTTTATCAGAATTATCACCTAATAATGTTTTGTGTAGTATAAAGTTTTTAGGTGACATTTTATATTTATCAATTACTGTTTGTTTTGTATAATATTCCTTTTCCATAGGTCTATATACTATAACATTGTCATTTACTAATTGAATAAAATCTTTATCTGAAGATACTATAAATGCTTTATCCTTTGGATCATTGATTACTTTATTACATAAATAAGCTATAATATCATCAGCTTCAACTTTATCAATACTAACAGTTTTAACAGGTAATGTTTTTAAATATTGAATTACTCTAACCATTTGATCTACTTTAGAATCGTCTTCATCCTGTTTATCATCAAAAGCATCCCAATTAGTTATACGTTGTAAATCTCTTCCTGATTTATATGATGGCATTATGTTTTTTCTATTATTAGCAGATCCAGCTCCATCAAATACTACGTAAACTTGTGTTGGATCAATTTGACGAATCATAGCACCTAATGAACGAAAAAAACCACCTAAACCTCCTATATGGACACCATCTGGATTTACCATATTCATTACTGCAAAATTCCTAAAGAATAAATTTAAACCATCTATAAATAATATTCTCTCACTTTGTACAGTTCCCTCCCCTTGTTCTTGAATTCCATCAAGAAGCTTAAATAGCTCTTTTTGTTTCATTTAATTATTTTTTGTGCCGTGAATATACGAAAAGTAATTCAGGTATCAAAATTTACTGTGGCTCGTCTCCAAAAGATGTTATATCAGAGTATGCTTGATCCTCTTCAACAACCCTAAAATCTCCACCACCTAAAATTTGTTTCCATTCTTCTTTTCTATCCTCTTTATATGCTTTTAATTCACGATCATTATCGTTAATAAAGCCATGAGGAGTCATAACAATTTTACCTCTAGTAGTAACACCATTAATATGGTTTTTATCAATTTGAATATTTACTCTTTTAGCAAATTCAACTTGTTTACCATCTTTAATAGCTTTAATTTTAGAAGTACCCGCAGACATAATATTACCAAATGTAACTACAAATGTTGAGTCAAACCACATTGCGTAACCGCCTTTATTCATTAATTTTGGTTTACCCATTGGTGATTCAGCTTTTAATGTCCACACTTTATTAATACAAACTAATGTATTAGTAAATGGTGAAGATTCTTTTCTGGATAATGTAATTTTTTGATTTACACTATTACCGAATTGAGTCGACATTGCACCTGCATTCCATTCATTATTGTTTTTATTTGATTTAATAGACATTTCACAAGGTACTGAACCGATTGAATCCCATAAAAATAATAAATCATATGGCAAATTGCCTTTCTTTTGTTCATCAATTAAATCTAAAATAAACCCAGCTACATCTTCAATAGAATTAATAGTTTCTCTATCTACATAAATAAAATTACCTTCATAATTTAAAACTTCACCAGTTTCAGGATCTTTAACTTCCTTAACATCCATACCCATTTGAGTTGCATGTTCCCAATTCCATTTCATCTCAGTAATAATAAATACTGGTAGTATTTTACGTTTTTGAGCTGATACAGCTGCTTCAATCATTGCTGTTGTTTTACCTGTATCTGAATGTCCTCTTAATAGAACAATATGTCCCATAGGAATACCAGGAATTGAGGTAACATCTTGAAATGCTTGAGATAAAGGGATCCATTCTTGATCTTTAAACTTAATGTTTTGTTTTAATCCCTTTTTCTCTTTAAATGCATCTAAATTAAAATTTGATTGTATTTCTGCAGAGACTGCCTCCGATAGTGATTTTTTCTTTCTCGCCATGTATTATTTTATTTATTAAAACGGTAAATCGTTTTTTTCTTCTTTGTCATCCTTAAATAAATCATCAAACTGATCTACTTTAGCTTTACCTTTATTAGTATCTAATGAGTAATTTTTTTTCTCACCATCAAATGGTACAGCTGGTTCTGAAGAAATATCACCTTCTTCTCCATCTGGGGATAAAAATTCTTGTAATCCAGCTTTAACTTCTTCAAAAGTAAATCTTTTAAATACTTCTATTGGGTTAGGTTGATTTTCTAATAAAGATTTAACAACATTTTCATCACTAGATAATGGAGTTGTTTTTAATGATGGTCCTACTGATGTTTTGTTATAAGGTGTTCCTGTTACCTCAGGTCCTACAGTAGTTAATTTAATATCTCTACCATTTACAATATCAGTAAAATCTCCAATTTCATCATCAGAAGCCATATTTAAGAAATCTTGGTATACTTCTTTACCAAATTGCCATAACTTAACACCTTCATCTTCTTGTCCTCTTATTATAACAGGAGCAAAAATACGAGTTTTAGCGTCTAATTTTTTAGCTAGTCTCCAATTTTCTTTATCTCCACTTTGACGTAATTGTTTTGTGAATTCTTGAATTGGATCTTTTTCATTCCAGTTTTGAGGTGATGCCATTACTCTTGGTCCAATGCCATAGTAAAATAACATTTCTGTAAATGGAATTTGTTTATTATATTTGTTAGGTACTACTCTAACAACTTGCTTACCAACTGAAGGCTTCCAAAATAATGAACTACCTCCTTTTTTTGTATTTGTAGATTGCTTGTTTAACGATTCTAAGCGTTGTTTAATTAGATTTAAATCCATAATAACTTTTTTTTTGTTTATAACGTTTATTAATGTGGTGAATATACGAACGAATGTTCGGTTTGCCTAACTATACTTCAAGAATTTTATGAATTTTAGTCTTTAATTGCTTCAATTCATCTCTTTGAGTAAGTAAAACTGTATTTCTATAATGCTGCCAATCAATTGGAAATTTGGTATCAACTACTCCTCCATTTAATTTTTTAATTAATTCATTCAATGCATTTATAGTATACAATGTGTTTGATTCTTTTTTTCTATGTACTAGAATCGTATTTTGTGGTAAGCTATCTAGATTTGCCTGATCAATATTATATGTGCAAACATATTCGTCATTGCTTTTAATATGCAATACAAATATTTTATTATACATAATGTCATACTTAGAAGTAAGACCTTCAATTAGTGAGTCTAACTCATCTAATGTAGTAAATGTGCAAAATAATTTGTTGTTCAAATCTTTTATGTTTAGTGTAGAGAATTCGTTAAAATCATCTACAGTATACATATTAACAGGTTTATCTAAAATCGTAGTTGTTTCCATAACTTTCTTTTATTTGTAATTTATATTTTTTTATTATTTGTTTAATTTCATCAATCAAATCTTTTTCTCCTTCCTTAAAATCAAACAAAAACGAATCATAAGTATATAAGACTAGCTTAGTTTCTCGATTTCTTAATGATTTAAATATGTCCCACAATATACGAACATTCATTGCGGTCTCCAAGTTTTGTAGCACATAATTCAATAACTTTTGAGGTTTCATGTCCTCTAATTTATCTTTTCTATACACATGCTTTGAAATAGGACATTCAATCCAGCCCTCTTCGTTAAATCTTTGCCACAAATCATCCACATATATTTGAACTCTTTGAAAAAACTCCAGATTTTTAAACTGCTCGAATACTCCTCCGTATAGTTGTTTGAATGTTAG